CTTGTGGTCACGCACTACTTGCCTTAGCCGGGTTAGCTCGTCTTGGGGAACGCAGAACGCTTGGTGGAATTTCATGGTCAGCCCAACCTTGATCAGCTCAAGCCCCAAAAACTGGAGTTTTTGTTCCAGGTTGAGGACATCGTGGGTGGCGTATCTGGCCCGGTTTTCCTCCCGCAATTCTTCGAAGGTCCTAATGTGGGCCATGCTTGTTTCAAAGCAGATAGGCCCGTATGCCCCTATTTGATCGCCCTTAGCCATCGCACTCGGTCTCCTGGTGCACCACCTCGATGGGCTTCAAATCCGGCTCGCCCGGCCCGGCCTTTTGATAAGGAAGCCGGACTATGGGTGCCAGGAAGTCAACTCCTTCGCCTGCTGCGATGACCAATTTGCCCCGACAATGGATCTGCATCTTGCCTTCGGCCCGGTCGTATTCCACCCAGGTTCCGTCAACCCATCGCATGTGGGTTTTGTTTGGGCAGGAGACCGGCACAGGGTCTGGGTCTGAATAGATAGCGCCAAGGACAAAGCCCTTTTGCAGGCCGTCGGCAAAAGGAACGAAAATGCAGACCACCTGCTCGTCGATGTCCGGCATCCTGTATGCCTTATCCATGTATGTCTCCGGGAAAAGTACAGTCAGTTCAAACGTTTCAAGGCAATCGGCATCTATGAGCCGCACCCGCACCTTGCCCTTTTGTGGGAGTTGAAGTGTGACAACACCTATCCGGATCACCTGGTGCATGGCACCTTCCAAGGCGGTCAAGCGGCGCTCTATTGAGTCCAAGGCGATCATCAGTAACTGATTACCTTTCTGGCCTTAAGCGCGGTTGTGTATCCGCCGCTGCCGTCCACTGTTTGCCGGGCTTCGTCCACAAAATAGCGCCCGTCGTATTTGCCGAAGCCTTTAACCTCTTGCACCTGAGTAGCCCGCAATCGGGGATCACCCATCAGGGTGAAATCGGCCTTTACTTCAGAGCGGTTTTTTCGGCGGAGGTTTGATGCGGCTAAAGCGTTGGCCTCGGCCTCTGTTTTTACTTCTTGATTAATTTTTAGGACTTCACCGGTGGGCGGGGCATCGGCTGGGAAGCATGCGCCTTTAATCATAAGGCGCAGGTCAGGGTGCCAATAACTCACTTCGCAACCTCTGTATTTATCAAAGCTCTGGGCCTCGAATCGGTAATCAATCAGCCAGGTTTCGCCGCGCTTGATTTGGCCATGCGGGCCGCGCTGGTCAAAACTTTTGCCGGAGTACACTATCAATTGGCTGTCTGCGATTTTGATGCTGTTGCCCGCATCAAGGCAGAGGCGGCGTAGAAAGGCCATGTCCGATTCTTCGCGCTGGTCTTCGCGCTCATAAAATGGGTTATTGCCCTCCCAGGCCAGGGCCAGGCCAGCATTGGCAGCAACCGCCCCGGCGATTGCCTTCAGATCCACATTTTCCCAACCCTTGCTTTTCTTTTGGGCTTGAGCGTTACGCGAAACCCGGCGGCTCACCGCGCGGATCTCCACTGTGTCGGGCGGGCCGGAGAGGCAGATCCCCTGGATTTCAAACTCCCCACAATTCAAAACCAGGTGATCACCTGGAACAAACCAATCGTGGCAATGGATAACTGCTCGGACCACCTCGCTTTTGGCAGGCCGCCAGGGGCCTTGCCATTTCCGGTCCCTGTCCTCCAAGTGCGCGCACAACTCATCAAGTTGGCCATGGGCGTGATCTGTGTAATCCGCGAGTAGGCAATGCTCACCCAGATCCACGCCCCGGTAGATCAATTCCAAGCGGGCCTTTCTGGCTATCTTTTCTGCCATGGCGGCGGCTTCTCTTTGGCGGGGATTGATATATCCGGCACATTCAGCTTGAGATCAGCAGGCAGGATCTGAAGGTGGCGGTGTTTTGGATTCGCAGCCAAAAGGTGGTGCAAAAGGTCTTCGCGCCCCCACAGCTCTGCGGCGATCTGGTCCCAGGCCTGGCCCTGGGTGGTGTTGTAGGCCTTAGGCATTGCCCACCCCCAACCTTGTTTGTCGCGAGAATACGGATTCAATTGTTCGCTCGACCAGGCGGGTAAGCTCCACCCGATCGTTTACCAAGGCCCGGTTTATTGATTTTGTGTCTTCGCCCGGTGCATTGATAGTTGGGTGATAGTCCAGGGCTATCTCGATAGGCCCTGGGCTGTGGAGCCGATCAATCACCTGTGAGATCGGCTTTGGCTGGGGAATCGCCTCAGTGATTATGTTGCCTTGCCCTTGGATGGGCGGCTCGGGCTTTATCAGGTGGCTCAATTTTGCCAAAGTTGTATTTAATTGAGCCAACCCTGGAATATTGCCAATAAAACTAAGGTGTTTATTTGGTTCAATCTGGGTTGCTGGCTTGGCTGCGATGGGCAGGGGCTTAGCCTTGGCTGGGGTGGTGGCCACCGGTGCCTGTTGGCTAAATGCCGTGGCCTTATTTTCCCGAAGGCCCATGACAGCGTTGACCAGGTAAATACCCAGGACATGTTGGAGCCTGGCAATAGAGCCTGAGAGAAGCGTCAGGCCGGGAATGGGCTGCGCCGGTGTGGGCTTTTCCTTGGCCTTTGGCCTGGGCTGTTCCGCCTTGGCTTGAATTTGTGCGGCAACCGGTTTTTTATTCGCAGCCGGTTCTTCCGGAGCTTCGGACGCCGATGCGGCTGCAATATCCTTGGCTGCCAGCCCGGCATCAATAGCTAAAGATGCAGCAGTGCCGATGCCCGGAACCAGGCTCACCAGGCCCGAGCCCACTTCCATGAGCCCGCCCAAAAAATCACCGCTTAGCGCCCGTTCAAGGCCAAAGGCCGCGCCTGCAATCAGCCCTACGCCGGGGATCTTTTTCAGGGCAGACTTGCCCAGGGCCTTGGCCCCGGTTTTGGCCGCGGCCTTGGCAACACTTTTGCCCACTGCCTTGGATGCGATTTTTCCGGCAGAACTAGCTGCTTTTATGGCGGTGTTAGCCGCGACTTTGGCCCCTGAACCGGAGGTGGCCGCATTTATAGCCAGGCTGCCTGCCGCCCCGGTTGCCCAGGCCCCGGCACCCCTGGCCGCACTGGCCAGGCCGCCCAGCCTTCGGCCAAGGCTGCGCCTGCCTGCCCGAAAACGGGTGCGTGCACGGGAGCGTAATGAGCGCTTTTTACCCCTGGTTTTGCCTTTGCCTTTTTTCTTACCACCTTCTCCCGGCAGGTCTGCGGCCAACCCATCGCCCATACCACCAGGCCAGTTGGTCACAAAAACCGGCGCAGCGCCACTCACCCCACCGGTCAGGGCTCCGACTAAATCACCTTTCCCCTTACGCCCGGCCCGGCCTGTACGCCCTTTCTTGCCGCCCAGGCCAAACCGGTAGCCCAGGGCCTTGCCGCCGTGCCACATCTCCTTAAGCCCACCGCCGAAAAACTTTCCAGCCATCTTGAGTGCCTTGAACGCGACAACGCCGCCGATCAGGGCAGCGACGGTCTTTTGTACGGCACCGGTGAGTAAGGGGAATTCAGCCCTCAGGGCGGCGATTTTGTCCAGGATGCCGCCGATTCCGTCGATGGCCGAATCAAGAGTGGGTTTAAGCCCACCGCCAAAGCCCAAGACTTCGGCAGTAAACTTATTGGTCAGCATGATCAGCTTGTTGGCCGTGGTTGAAGCCCGGTTTCCAAATTCTCGGTTCATGCTACCGGCGTATTTGGTTTTATCAGCGACCAATCCCACGGCTTTTTTGTATTGATCCATGCTGCCTACGAGCGTGGCTATATCATCGGCAAACTCGCGGCCAAACAAATCAACCAGGATTCCCATTTTTTGGTCGGGATCAGCCCCTTCCAACGCTTCCAGGAAGTTCATAAGAGCCCCCTGGGCATCGTTTTTAATGGCGTCTTTTAATTCATAGGCATCCATTCCAATGGCGGATAGTGCCCGTTTAAAAGCGGCACTGCCCTTGTCTGCAGTCATCAACTTTGTCAACATGCTGTTGATTGCCGTGCCTGCGACTTCCGGTGGCTTGCCCAGGGCGATAAAGGCGTCGGCCAGGGCTGCGCTATTGGCGGCTGAGAGCCCGAACTGTTTACTGGTTGATCCGATACGCAGCATTGCCGCGACTATTTCGCGGGATTTGGCGGCGGTGTTGTCTGAGAGATGGTTTACCGCATCGCCCAAAAGCTCTATTTGCCCAATGGGGATGCCGTAAACATTGGAAAGTTTTGCAGACGCTTCACCAGCCTCTGAAGCGGCCATATCAAAGGCAACGGACATTTTGCTGGTAGTTGTGACAAATGGCCTAAGATTTTTGGCCGCGACTCCAAGCTGACCGCCTGCAGCGGCTATGGCTGCGAGTTCAGTTGCTTTTAAAGGGATTTTTTGAGCGGACAGCGACACCAACTCTTTTTGGAACGCAGCTATGCCGCCTTCATAGCCCTTAAAATCCACAACCTTACGGACATCAGCCATGGCTGATTCCATATCGATGGCGACTTTTCCTGCCCCAATAATCGGCGCTGCGGCCATGGCCAGGCCGGTGATATCAGAGGCTGCGCTTTGCCGAATCTGACGGCCCTTGGCGGCCTTGGCCTGGGCAGCTGCCATTTTTCCAGCCTTGGCAATCTGGACCGCCATGGCCTGGTTGGTTTTCTTTATATCGCTCGCCAGCCGCTTTTCGTGGGTTGATAAACGTTTTGTGTCTATGCCTGCCCGCTTTAAAGCTGTGCTTGTTTTCCGGAGTTCGTCAGCCTTGGCGCGCCAGGCCTTTTTAGCGTCTGAGGCAAGCCCCCTTTTTTCGGTTGAGAAAATGGAATCGCTCACCTGCTTGAATGCAGCGGCAGTTTTACGGGCTCCTTTTTGCCCGATTATGAAAGCAAGTTTCTTTTCCATTATCTCTTATTACTTAGGGTTAGGGCGGCATTTGCCCAGTCGGTCAGTTCTCTAGCCGGCACCAGGAGCCAGCCAGGCGCATTGCCATAACCCGCCCTGGCCAGGGCCAGGGCCAGGACAAAGGCATCTTGCCTGCCGGGCCAGGCGATTAGAGCAAAAAAGATATGGCTTCCGCTGCCACGGCGTTGGCATCTCTGGCGGGGAGATCCAACAAATCGTCAACCGGCCTTTTCAGGGCCTTGGCCGCCAGGCAAAGGCCATAGCCCACCTGGCTGCCTGCGGCGTTGATGGCATCACGGGCGCTTTCGGCTTCAATCAGATCTCGGCCAGTGAGCTTTTCAAAGTTCAGGTCAAGGTGGTCATGCTTCTTTTCGTCCCAGACAACCGGCGCGCTTAGCTTCACGGTGATCATTTTCCGTTGTCCTTTCTCATTTCAAATGGCAGGCTGGGCTTAAATTCCTAAATCGGTTCTCACACTTTCCAAATAGTCCTTGCCGTCAACCTTGAAAATAAAGTTGAATTTATCGAGTTCAATCCATTCCTTATCCGCGAGCAGAATCTTGAGATAGATCACTTCGAATTCGTTGCCTGCGTCCATTTTTTCGCCGCTGGCCAGCTTGCCCAGGGGTGTCTTTTTGGGGATGGCCTTGGTGACGATTTTCAAGGGGGTGGTGG